ACACTTCTTTCACCATCATCTACTAACTCTACATCCTCATGACTAGTATAAAAAATAACATCATATTTGTTTATAAGCTTTTTATAGATAAGATCACAAGCATCATAAGTAGCTCTATTAATTTTACCCTTATCTAAAAGATAATGACTATAAACTATACCATCTAATGCACATCGATCAAGTATTTGATGAACACCTCTTACAATATAATCAGCTCGATCTCTAAATATATTTCTAACATGCTCAGTCATAATGAGCATTTGAGTTAAATCATCCCCACTTTCATTAATAGGCATGTTAAATTCTCTCTTAATTAACCTAGTCACTTCAGGAATAAACAAAAATGGGTAGTCGCCATTTTCTTTATATAAATGCTTAAGTAGAGTAGTTTTACCCGTACACTGAGCTCCAGTAAACGAAAAGATCATACCTTATTATATAAATGTTCCTTTAAAAATCTATACCAGGCATTAAATGATGTAGTACGTAAAGATTGGTATGTATTAGTTAAATTTAAGATATGTTTTGTAGATATATCTTCTTGACACATAATTTTACCGCCGTCAACTTCTTCAACAACTTCGTGAACAACACTACCTATTTTAGAATATGAAGATATATTTTCCCATGCACGTATTTGCGGATCTTTGCCCTTTAGTTCTGGGTGCTTAGTAATAAGTCCGGGATGACCGTTGTATATATTATATTTTAAACATTTATCTGGCGGCACAATTCTCAACCAACCATTTAAAGTTATAAGGGTATTATTAATATCAAACTCTAAATTCTCTAAAATATCTAACGTTTTTGCTTCTTCTTTATTGAGTCTAAAATCAACATCTACTCTTGAATCAATTTTATCTGATTTAGAGTTAGTTATAACATAATCTGGTACCTTATCTAGTGCAGAAGATAGATCAGCTATTTCAGAACCTGTTTGCGAAAACAGAGCAATCCATGTTGAGAACTTCATTATAGATATGTTAATGACGCCCAGTTAATAAGCAAGTGAATAGTATTATCACAAGCTACTAAAAGCCATAATGACAGCCATTGTGGTACATCTTTATGATAACCGGTTTCTTTACAGTCCTCCCATTTATGCCAATATTTTTTTGGCGCTAACCTACTTTTAGCAAACACCACATACCGCGCTAATCTAAATCTATCAATGAAAAAATGAGTAATACAAATTACAGCAAATGCTTCTAAAGAAGGACTTAATATCAAGAAAGGTAAAGAATAGGTGATAGCATGTGCTGCAGCTGCTTTACTACACTTCGTTTTATTAAGTGCCATCCAATCGCTTTGAAGAAGATAGTCACCAATCAGATGGAGTATTAACTGGAGCATTATTTACTATTATTATTTTATTGTAGTGACCCCGTTTATCAAGGTGTATTATTAAATAATTTAGTGGAAGATTTTTTAAAACTCGTTACAGATGTTGGATTTCCGATAGCTGGTGCTATTGTATGCGGAAGTTTTGTATTCATAATTCTAAAGTTTATACTCAGTGAAATAACTGGAGCAGTAAAAAGTTTAGGAGGAATGATTAAATCGTTAGAAAATAGAGTTCAAACTATGAATAATGATATTGTAAAAATTGATACGCTGGTATCCTATGCATTTAATAAGCATCCAAATTTAGATAGACTAGCAGCTAACGAAGGTAAAGAGGATGCAAGAAAAGATTAATGAACGGAGATACTTTAGTACAGGCAATTAATGATTTCGGCTTTCCAGTTATTGCTGCTGCTGGTTTAGGTTACTTTGTTTATTATACATGGAATTGGGTAGTTAAGGAAATCAAGCCTGTATTAGATGAATCGACAGGTACTCTGATAGGTTTAATTGATAGAATAAGAATGCTAGATAATGATATGATAAGACTTAATACTAAGATTCAAATGATTCTTCAAGAGAAAGAGCAAAAAGAAGAAGAAGATATAAAAGAAAATAGAAAAAGAAATAGGCGTATTTTGGATACTAAGCTCTAGCATTATATATTAATAGAGGTAAATAATAGTGTTATGAAGTGTTTATGTTTCTTAGTACTTTTATGTAGCAGCAGTCTAGCTAATGAATTAACATTTAGGTTTAAATCTCCTTCATTTAGTGGTATTGGGTATAGTGCGCATAAGATAAATCTAGAAAATATATCTGCGGCTAGAAAGAAAACAATTAGAGATGAATTAAAATCATTAGAAATTCAAGCTAATTTAGCTGCCCAAAGAACTCCTTTGAATGTATTTATGACTAATTTACAGTCAAGGATTTATTCAGAGCTCTCTAAACAGGTTACAGAGCAACTATTCGCTGATACAGGTTCAGATTCAGGTTCTTTTAATCTTGATGGTAATACTATATCATGGTATAGATTAGCTGACCAAATAAATCTGACAGTAACTGATACTGATGGTGATCTTACTAACATATTAATTCCTATTGGATCACTTCTATTACCTGAGCCAACTAATGAAACAACTACTGAATAGTCTTTTAAGTTTAACACTTTTAAGCGGTTGCGCAACTTTTAATGATAGTGAACTTAATAAACCTCCTATCGTAGCTCCAACCCCTTTACAAAATAAATTAACTACTATACCAGAATTAGATGGTGAACCTATTTATATTGGAGTTAATAGCTTTAAAGACTTAACTGGAGCAAGAAAACAAGCTGATAATTATGCAAGTTTCTCTTCTGCAGTTACTCAAGGTGGTGAAGCATGGTTAATTGAATCTCTTTTAGAGTCAAATGGTTGGTTTAAAGTTTTAGAAAGAGGTCAATTAGATACAGTAATGAGAGAAAGAGCTTTAGTTCAACAAACTAGAGAAGACTTTACTGATGATGATGAAACTGGATTAAAACCTTTATTATTCGCTGGATTGCTTATACATGGAGGAATTATAAGTTATGATACTAATATGATTTCTGGTGGTGTAGGAGCTGCCTACTTAGGTATAGGTGCTCATGAACAGTACAGGAAAGATGTAGTTACTGTATCATTAAGATTAGTAAGTACGTTAACTAGTGAGATTCTTTTATCTTCAACTGTATCAAAAACTATATACTCAACCTCACTAGGATCAGATGTATTTAAATTTGTTAACCAAGCTTTAGATTCTCTTGAATTCGAAATAGGATATGCTAAAAATGAGCTAGTATCGGTAGCTACTAGAGCAGCTATAGATTTAGCTATTTTAGATTTAATTGAAAAAGGAGAAAAAAATAAAATGTGGAAATTTAAAAAGAGCACTGTAAAAAATTTACCTAAAATAACTGAAAAAGAACAAGTTAAAAAAGAACCATTAAGTAAAAATAAGAAATATAAGTCTTCGTTTAATAAAATAAAAAGATAGATTTTTAATAAATAATTTTATGAACATAAAATCTATTTTAACAGCTATTCTTTTATCTAGTGGTTTAGTATTCTCTTCAAATGAAATTTACTTAGATCAGATAGGTAGTGCAGGTATATTTAATATATCTCAAATTGGATCTAGTAACAAATTAGGAGAAGGTACTAATCGATCTAGAATTGAAGGAGAAGAAGTTATTTTTAATGTAGCAACTATAGGTAATGAAAATTTAATAGATATTGACTCTATAGGAAATGAAGAAGTAGTAAATCTTCAAGTAGAAGGCGATGCTAATGACTTTATTTTAGCTCTTGAAGGTGATCAAAATACTGTAAATGCTTTTGTAGCAGGAGATACTAACAGCATTTTAATTGCAGGAGACCAGGAAGATACACAAAAAGCTACTGTAAATAATGGATTAATAAATTTAAATGTTGAAGGTGCTTCAAATGATATAGAGTTATTACTATTTGATACATCATATACTTTTACAGATTATTTTATTGGTGGCTCTTTAAATACCATTAGCTCTTATCAAGAAGGTCATGGTGGTTTAATTGGACATTCACAACTAGTTGATGTTTTTGGTAGTAGTAATAATTTATTAATATCTCAAGTAGGTTCTGAAAGTCAATTTATTGAGCTCTCAGTTTTAGGAAATGAAAACACATATCAAATATATCAAACAGATGGAAGCTTTGATCCATCATTCATGCCTGAGCAAATTGGTAACGAGGTTAACCCAGTTAACGATTTTTCAAATCCCGATGGTATTCCAAAAGTTCCAACACTTGTTATCGAGCCACGTCCATTATTACTCGAAGGTATTGTTCTCGAACAGGGTCAGTAATATAGTTCTTATAATAAGTTTTATCTTATTACCTATACTTGCTTACGCTGACATAGGCAGTGTAACGTCTCAAACTAAAGCAGCTAGAATTACCCGCAAAGGGGATAAATTTCTTACTGAAGTTAATACTTCAGTTGAAATGAGAGATTTAATCGAAACCTTAAAAGGTAAGGCTAATATAAAATTTATAGATGATACTAAAGTGAGTGTTACGGAATATTCTAAACTTTTAATAGATGAATTTGTTTATAACCCGGAAAAGAAAACAGGTAAGCTATCATTAAAAGCAGCATTAGGTACTATAAGATACTCTTCAGGTAAAATTGCTAAAAACTCTCGACAAAATGTAAAGATAAAATCTCCAACTGCTTCAGTTACTGTAAGGGGTACTGATTTTACTATGAATGTTCAAGAAGATGGAGCTAGTAGTTTTCTATTATTACCATCAAAGGATGATGCCGGTAACTCGTTTGTTGGATCTATAGATGTTTCAACTCTTGGAGGTACTGTTACTTTAAATAAAGCGTATCAAGCAACTACTGTTACTTCAGCTATAGCAGCACCAACACCACCGCAAATTATACAGCAAGATGGTCCTCAAGTAAAGAAAGATAAAAATAAAAAAGAAAATATGGAAGAAGATAGAAAGCCAGAAGATGATAAAAAACAACAAGATTTTGAAGATATTGAAATAAAAAGAAAAGAAAAGAAAGCCACTAATGCTTTTTTAAAAATGGATGATGGGAGATATGTTTTCTTTTCTAAAGATAAAGATAACGTTATTTCTCTTATAGTAGAAGATGGTAGTAATGTTACTGTAAATTATGATAATAGAGGCAGTATTATTAACGCTAAGATGAACTCAGGTAATAACGTACAATTTAATATAAAACAACAATGAAATTTTTTAATATTAAAAACTATCTTATATGTCTATTTATAACTACACTTTTGGTAATATTAAGAATGATGGATCCATTCTTTGTAGAAACTTTAAGACTCAAAGGGATAGATTACTATCAAACTAAACAAGAAAAGGTAAAATCAGAAAATATAGCTATAGTTGAAATTGATGAAGCAAGTTTAGATCAAAATGGTCAGTGGCCTTGGAATAGAGAATTAATAGCTAATGGTGTAGAAAAAGCATTTGAAAGTGGAGCTCAACTAGTAGTTATACCTATTTTATTTGCAGAAAAAGATAGACTAGGTGGTGATGAAAAATTAATAAAAGTATTAAGTGAGTTACCGGTAATAATAGGTCAATCAGCAAGTACTAAAGGAAAAGGTTCACCCATACCTCGAGGGTTAGCTAGTATAGGAGAAAGCTTAGATGGGTGGTTATATGATTATCCAGAAGCGATAGGACCGGTTGAAAGTTTAGGACAATATGCCGCGGGGGTAGGTATGATAGTAACAGCTCCGGAGCTCGACGGGGTGGTGAGAAGGCTGCCATTGGTTATTCAGATTAAGGGAGAAGCGTATCCAACTATACCTTTAGAAGTTATACGTATGTTTGCCGGAGAACAGTCATACCAAGCTAAAGTTGATTTAGGTGGAGTTGAAGCTATAAGAGTTCCAGGATTTGACCCTATAAAGACTGATGCTAATTCAAGAGTATGGATAAATTATAAATACAAATTTGATAAAGTTTCTTTTGCAAATGATGATTGGTCTGTAGTAAAAGATAAAATTGCAGTTATAGCTTTAACAGGAGAAGGTCTAAGCAATACCATTGCAACCTCTACTGGTATAAAGTATGGACATGAAGTAACTAGCTCAGCTTTACAGATGATAATAGATGAGTCAAGGTTGCAAAGACCAGCAGAAGCTACTATATATGAAGTTTTTATTACAGCTGCTTTTTGTTCTTTATTAATAATTGGTGCATTATGGTTATCTTATATAGCAAGTTTAGCTATTATAACAGCTGCATTAGCAGTAGGACCAATATTAGGAAGTCACCTCTATAATAGTAATGGGTGGCTTATAGATTATACATGGCCTATAACATGCATTTTTATTACTTGGTCAGTAGCAACATTTATAAGATTTATAAACGAAAATAAATCAAAACAGCAGATTAAGAAACAATTTGAACATTATTTAGCACCACCCATTGTTAAGTTGTTACAAAAAGATCCAACCTTACTAAAACTAGGAGGTGATACTAGAGAGTTATCAATTCTCTTTAGTGACTTAAGAGGGTTCACAACTATTAGTGAACATTTTAAAACTAACCCTCAAGGTCTTACTGAACTAGTTAACAGATACTTAACACCTATGACTGGTTGTGTTATAGAATATAATGGTACAGTTGATAAATTTATTGGAGATGCATTAATGGCTTTTTGGAATGCTCCTCTCGATGTTGAAGATCACAAAGTACAGTCAATTAATTGTGGGTTAAGAATGTTTGATCTCCTAGCTAAATTAAACAGAGAAGTAATGGCTGAAGGGGTGGATGAACTTAAAATAGGAGTAGGAATTAATACAGGTGATGTTGTCGTTGGTAATATGGGATCTGAACAGAGATTTGATTATACTTGTTTAGGTGACGCTGTTAATTTATCATCTAGACTTGAAGGTCAAACTAAAGAATATAGAGTAGGTTTAATTATTGGTGAAGGTACTGTTAAAGATATAGAGCATAGATTTAGCTTTGTAGAACTAGATAAAATAGCTGTTAAAGGTAAAAAAGAAGGGGTAAGAATATTTACTGTGTTAAATAATACTTCATTATGCTCTAACGGAGGTAATGTTGAACACCATAACACGTTTTTGTCTTTTTATAGAAAGCAGCATTGGAATAGAGCTATTAAAATGATTGATTTAAATCAAATTACTTATCCGGAATTAAAAGACTATTATGAAATGATGCGGGAAAGAATAGAAAATCTTAAAAAGAATAGACCCGGAAAAGGTTGGGATACAATCTATAGAGCTACTTCAAAATAAAATAATTTACTACAGCCCAAGCCGGGCCTACTGTACAACCTATACCAACAAACCAAACTAAAGTATAAAGTAAGAATCTTAAAAAAGGTTTACTTACTAAAGGAAAAAATTCTTTATCGTTTGCTCGAACAATTATATCTTGATGATCTTTGTTCACTAATTTATTTAGTCTAGAGTAGCTTTTTAAACTCAGCAGTATTATATTCGATATCAGCGCGCATCTCAGCACTTACATCAACTTTAATTAAGTCAGCAAGTAATACAGAAGGTTTTTCTAACAAACCAATATTTTTATAATATCTCTTACCAACAATACCAGCTACTACAGGATTAGATGTATCTACCGACCTAATACTGCTAATAAATTTATAGTCTTTAAACTCTTGTGCTAAAGAACAACCTAACAAATGATGCGGCTTACTATGATCCCATATACCATCATCAATAAGCATCTTTATAAGACG